CAACGGTGATCTGGTTCTTCAGCAGTTGCGAGGTGAGCGACATTAGTGACCCTTCAGCATGGCTTGTTTGTGTTTGTACGACAGGTAAATCCCGATCAGCGCCATGACACCACCCACCACGGCCTGCGCCTGGTCATTGGTTGCATATCCATGGGCTACGAGTACGCCAGCAAAGCCGGTCAGGGCGTGGCGAATAACGGCGTCAATCATCTCTTGAAGCATGATGCACCTCTCAAGCGGGGTATATCACGCAACCCCTTGATTTACAACCACACCCGCTCGTTCAGCAGCATCTGCCGAGCTTGGCGCTTCCATCGGGCAGGCGTCTGACATGCTGCGCGAGAGTCCAGCATATGCGCCGCCGCACCAGACCAGTCCCCGTTTTTGAGGCAGGCCAGCGTCTGGGTGAAGGTCAGCAGCCCACCGATCCCGAGTTGGTAGGCCATCTGGACCACCACATCCTGGCGAACATCGGACAAGTCCCGCCACCAAGGGATCTTCGCATCCAGCTCGCCGCAGATCATCTCCACCCGGTGGTCTAACTCAGCATCCACTTGGGCGTCGGTCATAATCGTGTTCGGTCCGATCTCAGGCCCTGTAAAACCTACACCCACCGTCCAAGGAGCCGCATGCGTCAGCGGGTCGGGATAAGCGTGAAGGAACCGGCCTTCCTCGTTCTCAATGTCATCCGCAAGAAACGGCGTCGTCACTTGTCCTGCTTCCCGTCAAGCTTGTCCTCTATCCTGCGCAGCGTGGCGCGGACTTCGGAGATCAGGTCCTTGAGGTCATCCCGTCTAGCGTATGTGTTTGGGAGTTCCTGCACGAGATCGGTGAGGTTCTGTTCCAGAGACCGCATGTCCCGATAGAGCGTGGCGAGAAACCAACCGATCCCGGTGAAGACCAGGGCCACTGCGCCGTCGAATGCTGCTTGCCAATCTGTCATCACGACCCCACTGCAAACCAATAAGCGTTTGTTGCGGCAGTGCCGCCGTTGGCGATTTGAAATTGCGTAGTCGATACGTTTACCAGATTGCAACTATCGTTGACGTTGCCAGACGCAATGACCTTTGTCGCGGTGAGACTGTACAAGTTTGTGAAGGCCACCGGGAACGTCACCGTAGAAGCGCCGTTCGACGTGATTGCGCCGGTGCTTCCCCACTGCACAATCAGGCCGCCCGGATATTTGTAATACCCATTTGCTCCGATTGATTTATTCCCGGCAAAGCCCGCGGGAGTGATCAACTGATTGGTCGAGGTCCCGGTCAGGGTTTGCGCTGCGCTCGCCACCGCTGAACCGGCCACCGTGTCCACAGTCAGACCATTGGTGATGGTGGTTGCATTCAGATAGCCGGTGGATCCCGTGTTGGACATCACCCAACTGGTGCCGTTGTACACACAAATGCACGTAGTGCCGGCCAGGATCTGGTTAGCGATCAACGCCGCGCCTGCCTGGTTGACAATAGCCTTCGCCCCGAGGCCCGACACGTTCAGCGTGGCCGCCGTGGTGTTGGCGTTTGCAGCGATAAAAGTGATGATTTGCCCGGTGGTCAACGCGGAAAGCACATTGGTCGGATTGACCACGTAGGCGTTGGCTGCACCCGTATCGGCACCATAGAGCAGCTGCTGCGGGTTGATGGACAAGTAGAGCGCAAAGCCGCCAGCCCCGGAGTTCAAAGCGGAGTTGTAGACCGCGATGATGATCTCACCGGACTGGATCTGTCCCGTCGTAGCTTGGACGCCGTTGATGTAGGCGTTGAGATACCCGAGCGATCCCACCTGAAGCGTCACAGGACCGGTGGAGGTCGCAGGGGCCGCAAACACATAGGTGTTGTAGTTCGCATAGGCTACCGGCGTGGGCGTGTTGTTGGTGGGCGTCAGCGCAATGGCGTTGGTCCCGGACGCCGTATAGCTGGTCCCGGTGAGCTGGCCGGCGGTAATATTGTCAATGGTCCAGATGGCATTCGTTGGCGGATCGGTATCCGTCGAAGGCGACAACACAAACTTGTAAGCCGTGGAATTGGTCAGCCAGAGGCCCACCGAGTTGCCCAGCGTGTTCTGCGGCTCCCCTCTAGCATTCAGCACGATGGGGTTGGTTTGGGGAGTTGCACCCGTGGAATCCGTATAGGTCGCGAGCTTGGTGGTCGTTCCCGCTGCATAGGTGAACAACTGCGCCCCAGAGGCTGGAACGCCCTGGATCAGGAATTCGGGGATAATGCTCGGCAGCAGAGAGACGGACATTTCAACCCCTTACGAAGTCACGGCTTTGATGACGGCGAAATTCAGAACGGGCGTGTCGGACGCCGTGCCCACCACACTGGTAATCGTCACGCTGAACGTGTTTGCGCCCACCGCTGTGACAAATGCCGTGTAGGTGTTGGTGGCAGACTTCACGCTGACTTGCACCACATCCGTCGCAGCGCAAGCCACATTGGTGACAGCAAAAGTCACCGCAGTTCCAACCGTTGGCGCGGCGGTGAACAACGTAAGAGATCCGGTGTTACGTTGAGCCGACAGCGCAATTGACGTGGTTCGAGATGTTGACTGTGTGCCGGTGGTTCCCGATCCAGTGCCATACCCCAGACCGCCGGTGGTGTTGGTCAGCAGGAAATTGCCGTTAGAATCCAAGCGGGCCTGTTCGGTCCATGTGGCCGAATTTTGCCGAGTCGCAAAGGTTAGCTGCACACCGGAACTATCAATGGTTCCGACCTTCCAGCCATATCCAGACCCAAAAGTGGAGGCCAGAAACTCAAGCCCACCTTGGGCGTTGATCGCCGTCGGATCGTTGACAATCTGGATGTCGCCCTTGTAGGTGGCCTGGGCCGAATAAGTAGCGCCGCTGCCGACCACGGCGAGCGGAACCAGGGAAGCGTTGGTATTGATCCCGACCTTGCCGCTAGGCGTGATGTTCAGCATTGTCGTGGAGGACTGGTTCTGGACGTTCCATCCAGTGTCATCCATCACGATCTTGGTCGAGTTGGTATAAGTGCCGACGTTCCCGATAATGGAACACGTCGCGACACCTCCAGAAGTGTACCATTGCTGGTAGTGACCCTGCGCATACATGATCGCCGGAGCCAGTCCGCCGCTTGTCAGCAAGCCGGTGGAGCTGAAGATGATTCCGGTTTTCCAAGGCATCGGGTTGGCGTTGACGGTCAAAGCCGCGCCTGGGTTATATTGTCCCGTTGCGGAGAGTCCCGCACCACCGTTCAACTGAATGCCGACAGCATTGGGGATTTGATACGGTGTAGGATTATTGGTGGCAACGGTCGCCCGTACATCCAACTCCATGCCTATGGCCTGGTTGAAGTACGTTCCGTTGTTGGCAGTCAGGTGCGCTTCACCATAGTACGCCCAAGCAGCGGCGCTATAGGTCGCATTGTTTTGTATTGCATAAGCAGAAATTGCTTGAGCGCCAGCGCCGGAATAGTTGGTAGTAAAGTACTTCGACTGAGCCCCGGCAAGGAATGTTGCGCCTTGATTCGGGTCTTGGTTGTTCAATATTGCTGTGTTTGTGGCCGCAATAGTGCCGTTGCCAAGGCCCGCATTTTCTTGAAACGTGGACAGCCAGTCCAAGGTTGTTGGCTGATAGCACGTGTAGACCGGCGATCCAGTAGCTGGTCCGCTCAAGCCGGTCGTGGGGTAGGTAAACGTAGTTCCCGACGTGATCGTGATCGGCGCCGTGATATTGTATCCCGCCGCGCTTGCTCCCGTGGCACCAGAGATTGTCACAGACATGCCGTTTACAAACACACCTGTGTTTGCCACGGTGGCTTGGGCCAAGGTGGAAGATAGATTGGTCAGTGACGAGATTGCCCCGGTGACCAGATTGAGGTCGCCGCTATTGACAGTCGCAGCACCGATAAACACACGGTCGTTAAACCGTTGAATTACCGCACCGTTGCCAGTGAAATTCTTGTTTGTCGTGATCTGATTGGACGCGACATTGGTCAGATCGGTCTTTGCAGCGCCAATCGCTGACAGTATGCCGGAGGTTGTTGTGGCGCCGGTGCCGCCGTTGGCAACGGCCAGAACGCCCGTCACCCCGGTGCTCAACGGAAGACCCGTCAGATTGGTTGCAACCCCAGACGCTGGAGTTCCCAATGCGGGAGCCACCAAGACCGGATTGTTTGACAGCACAAGGTTGCCCGTCCCTGTGAGGGTAGTGGTTCCGGTTCCGCCCCCACTGGTATTGAGAACGCCGCCAGACGTGATGTTTTCAGCGAAAATCGAAAGATTGCGAGGAATGGACATTAACTGACCCTCACCTGGACCACAGAGCCATTCCGGTAAAGCTGTCCAACTTGAACCCCGCCCGACGCCGCTGCGGTGTCGTTTGCGAAATTGGACAGGTTTACACTCGCGACATTGCTTAACGACGTCGTGGCAGCGTTGTAGATCGAGATGGTGGAGAGGCTGAACACGTCCAGAGTGTCATTCGCGCCGGCAGCCACATTCAGCGTGATCGATACGCCGTTGGTCGCAGTATAGTCACTGGGGGCCAACAGTACCCCGTTGAGATAAACCAGCACATAGCCAGGCGTGTAATTGGCGGTGATCGTGGTTTGGCCCACCGTGGTGTTTCGGACATAGTTTTGGCTGATCGTGTTAAGGCCAGAGGAACGATACCAATAGGCGGGCGGATACGTCGTAGGCACCACCGTGGTGATGCCGCCGTCATCCGTTGCCTTACCCAATGCGTAATAAAAGAACCCTTGCCCGCCGTCATTTACCGTGGAGAATCCGCGGACGTAAACCATTTGTCCAGGCTGAGCCACAAACGCCCGCAGCTGGATTACGCTATCACAGGACTGAATGAACGTGTTCAGCTGGTCGCCAGTGATGGCGGTTGCAGGCGTCCCTGTGTTGTACGTTGTCAGCTTGGGAGCGGTCATGGCTGCATATCCATCGCGTAGCCGAACTTGTGCAGCTCAGGCAGCTTCTTGATGACACCGTCTCCGACATCGTTGCGGACGATCATGTTGGAGAACTTGATCTTGTCC